TATTAGATAAAATAGTAGCAGGCACGTTGCCGCCACGAGTAATGCCTACAATGTAGTCAGGACGCCATGCATCTTTGTACATCTGTAGCGCAATATTTACACAAGCATCTTCTACATCCTGCCATGAGTAATAATGTTTCTTAATCATTTGCCTGCCTTTGCATCCTTTTCTGCTTTAGATAGTTTGTTGTTCCAAGTGTTGTTGCTAATGCCAAGTTCGCTAGGCATAGCTTTAGTTTTGCCTACAGTAACTTCTCCGCCTTTAGCAAGAAACTCTGCCTTCATTCGTTCTAGTTCTTCGTCTTTGGGTTTTGCATCGTGGTTCATGCTCATTCGTCTTTTGCTCCTCGTGCTAAGTAATCTTTATTGTGGATCCAACAGTATCCTTTACGCTGTACGAATCGAACAAATCCCCATTCTTTCTGTTTGCGCCCCATGAAGAAAAGACTCCAACAAGGGATTTCATTGCCTTCCGCATCTTTCTCTAACTCCAACCAATGTAGGTCTTTGGGCTTGCGAATTCTAAAATGCCCAGGACCGCGCCATTCTCTTGTAGCACCAACTACAAATCCTTCTCTACTGACAACAGGAATCCACTCCCAGTAGCCACCTTTTAAAATAAATGTAGCGTAGCCCCAAGGATGATCGTGTAGTGTAGGCTCATCGCTTTTTAGTACTTTGTGTAATGTAATGTTAAAAGGAAAACGATTGCGATTTTTAAGGAACACATAGTATCTAATAAGATAAGGCTCTGTTGAGCCACGTTCTGTAATTACTCGACGTCTTCCAAGTTTGTCCATAATCCTAGAAAGGAATGTCATCGTCAATCTCTCCTGCCTTTATTTTGCCTTCATAGTCTTGTTTAACCATATCGTATACGCTTTTAAAGTTGCGCCAAACTTTTTCCAGTGCCGGATATTCTTTGCACATATTTTCAACTTGATTCGGATCAATATTCATGTTGTTATAGATCCAATCTATATTTACAGTGTCTACAGTATTAGCGTCAATAGTAAATGTACCATCATAAGTACTAGTGTCAAATGTAATATCACCGATAGTATCGGTTAACGAATACGTTGTAGTAGTACCGTAGGTATCATCTAAGTTAATAGTAATAGTATCGTCTTCCATTAGTCCGCTCAAATCTAATTCTTCAATATTAACAGTTGATTCAAAATCAGGCTTCTTTGATTGCGTCATACAGTGCCGCTCCGCTAAAAAACTCTTTGTTTAGTTTAGTACGTTGTTTGTCTAAACTTACAAGGAAATCGTCGTAGTGCTCCATGTACTCTACAATTTGTGAAACTACTTTAGTTCTATTACTTCTATAGGCACTAAAATCTTCAGTCCATGCACTTGGATATTTAAATTCAGGCAGTGCCATTTCACTGTAGCTTAGTCTGTCTGGGACCATAGGAATAGCATTTACTAGAGCACCTTCGTACCAACTAATGCCAAGTGTTTCTTGCAAGTTAGCTGAGAACACTAGTTTAGCTTCACCTAACAAGTTGTGATATTCATTCTTAGTAAGCTCTTGTTCTTGACATACAACAAACTCGTATTGCGGGAGTTGCTCAGACAAGTCTCGGAAGATTTCAACTTGCTTCTCTGGAGCAATACGATGCGGAAACAATATAAGATCTCGTTTCTCCATACCACTATATAGTACTAACGATTCTTTCAAATACTCCATAGGCCACCCTACTTGAAATACCTTTTCGTCAAACTCTATTGCTTCTTTAGTTGTCCAAATCTTGTTGTCATCTGTTTCCAAAATAGTATTGCAGAACATATCGATATGGAATTCAGTAGCATAAAAGTTATTATCATAACATTCATACATACTACGTTCAGCATGTCTTACCCAGGGTTTATCGCCTATTAGCCTACCAAGGAAATCATGAGGATCATAACTACCAGCATGCCAAAGACCACCGACTCTAATGTCGACCCCAAGGAGTTCAGCCATGTAGCGCAACTGGATAACAGTTGGGTTCCACGCATCCGTATATAGGAAATAATCTCCATCTTGTATTTCTCCTTTACAAAACATTTCACCGATGGTTTCTAATTGTTTACTTTTGTAAACATTAGTACCACCGAAGTTAAGGAAAGCCCCAGGCGTAGTTGCCTGAGGCGTTTCCCCACCGCTAATAACTACAACATCTTCATTTGTAGCTCGTCGCAGTTGATTAGGAAGATGTTCCTTCCATTGCTTAGTATAGCGAGTGTCTACTGCTTCAATATCTACAATATGAATAGTCATAATTATTATCCTCGGTTATTGTTGTTATAACGCGGCTTGCGATTTTCAAAATCTCTGCCACCATTACGAGCTTTTGCACGAAGATAATTTTGATACTTTTTATATGCCTCCCATACATAAGCACCGTCTTTATAAAGGTCTGCTTCATTGAAGACCTTACCTTCGAAGCGACAGTAGTCGCGGAACTTGTCCAGATCGTCGAACACTTTATTTACTGGAGGAAAGTTATAAGCCATTTTAGTTTACTCTCTTATGCTTTTGGATAAAAAATGGAACAGCCGTTTTCGTTGTCTTCTGCAACACTAATCTCTACAAATCGGCCGGGATACTTTGTAGAAATCTCTTGGTACAAGTCATCTGCGATCATCTCACAGCTCTTGTGGTTAAGCTCTAGTACGCCTTCGACGTCATAGAGTCGTTGCATCCAGCGTTTAAACTGAATGAATTCAATATCGCGATCGTTATGAAATACTTCGATACGAACACGAAAGTGAAAAATATGACGATGTGGAATACCAAGGAATGATACGTCATCCCAATCGCCAGTTGCTAGTTTAGGATCAGTATCTGCGCCAGGGTACATATGTACACCTTCTTTCTGAAACGAAACCCAGATACTGCGCTCTGCATTTTGCATTGCATTTGTTTGATTCATTTTATTGTCTTCTTCTCTCATTCTGCGTTTCATGTAATCGTAATAGCGTTCTTGCATTGTCTTTATAGTATACTTTCATTCAATTACTTTGTCAAGGCCATATTTGCTCCAATCCGTAAATTTATTACGGTCCATTAGATCATGTAGACTATGACACCAAACACCTGGATTGGTTGCTTTGAAATCCTTATCATCTAATTTAATCATGGTGTTATAATTAAACAGTTTAATGTAAGGAAGGGGAATTCTAATCTGCGGAATAAAGTTGTCTTTCTCAATCATACCGCTTTCTAGCAATGCTTCTGCATGACTAAGTGGAACATCTAAAGTACATAACTTACCAGCAACCAAAAATGCTGTAATCATGTTGTCCCACTTTTCCCAAGCATCTGCATCTTCAGGAAAGTTAACACCTGGATTGAAACTATGATTAGCACCAAAGAAGATGTGTTCACACTGTTCTTTTTCATACCAAAACTGTATAACATCACAAGGTTGTACACCAGTAACAAACAATGTTTTCATTCCGAACGCAGGAGTCTTTTCAACTTCTATGCCTGTGAAGAATGTAATATCTTCTTTTACGCCTTCTTCGTAATCTCTTTTCATTAGTATTCAATCCATCCTGTCAATATATATTTTGTATTTGATAACGGCGTATTTCCTCGATGAGTATGAGTAAACGAACTAGGCCATAAAAGAATATCGCCTTTAGATGCATTGTATCTTTTATGTTGGTGTAAAAATTCAGTCTCGCCGCCTTCGTCGACATCGTTTAAAAAAATTGTCCAAGCAATTATTCTTCTAGTATTTTGTACTCCGTCGGCTTCATAATGCCAAATATGATATCCTTCGCCCGGTTCAGTTTTTTGAAGTCGAATGTGTCTTATGTATAATATATTTTCATTATTCAAACTCTTATGTAGCGCAGGATAATCTTGAATATAATTTGCAAAACAATCCCATACTACTGACAAGACAGGCTGTAATGTCGTGTCGTGTTCAGAAAATAATAAGTTTTTGTCTTGTTCAAGTAAAAAGACTGTTTCGTCTTGTTTATTTGCACTTCCGCCTTCATCTACTTGTCTACCAAATGATAATCCATTATTTTTAAAAAAGTGAAATTTATCAATAACTTTTTCACATATATCATATGGTAATGCTTGCTTATAATGACCAATATGTTGTTCTATCATTCTAAACCTTTTTGTATCAAGTATGCATTAATACGATGCATTTCATCTTTTAAGTAAAGTTTCATAGTTTTCATTCTACGAACTTCATCTGTTATTGTCATATTATTATACTTGGTTTCAAGCTCTTCGTCAAGTTCTTTATGTTTACGTTTTAACTCGTCATAGTGTGCAAGGAGTTTATCCTTAGTTTCCGGCCAGTTGCTCATCTTCTAATATCTCCAACTTGTGTTCCTCTTCTTCCGAGAACGAACCTTCTTCTTGTTCTTCAGTTTCTGGTTCTTCTACATCAAAGAGTGCGTTAAAGTGCGTACTAGCATTTACAGTCTTTTTGCCAATTGCACCTCTAGTACCAGGAATAGCCATCCAAAATTTTGAATACTCTTCAATTTTAGCTAGGGCTTCTTCACGGTTATCAATTGCGAATATTTCTTCCACAACGTCTCTAAATAGAATCCTGTCAAATTGCTCTTGTACAAGCATTTTAGGAATGACGCCTGCATCGTATTGTCTGTTTGCTTCTTGTACTGCATTGATATGACTCCATACGTTATGTCCCATTTGAATAGCATAGCTAAAGCTATCCCACGATGTTTTGCCTTCTTTACCGATCTTGTTTAAGTCTCCGGGAGCATAAGTGCAAACGTCTGATACTTTAAGTTCGGCTGTAAGTGGGCTGTCTTCAAAGTTTTTAAATATCCCATCTGATATAACAGCATCTCTAAAGATACGGTTGTCTGTAGCATATTTCTTATCGTCAACTGACGGCACCATACGATACGTCCATTTGCTTCTGTCTTCAGTTTCGTTCTGAATGTAGATTTGTCCATTCGCGGTTGCGAGGAAAGGACTAGCACAGTCAAAGGTAATAGTAAAGTTTTCATTATAATTCTTCCGTACAGCACGTTGAATATCAGTAAGCAGTGTCGCCCATTCTAATTTTGATGTACCCAAGAAGTGCATTACATCGTGTATGCCCTTTTGTAGCAGGTTATCAAAGTGTAGTGTAACAATGCGTTTAAGAACCAAATGCACATCGCACATGTTCTGTCCACCCATTGACCAACCATTAAAGTGATTGTCAGGATACTTAACTGGGTCGCAGTAGTCTTTCATCTGCTCATACCAGTCATCTGCGTCTGTATGATTCTCACCCTGTAGAACATTAAGGAACTTACACGCTCCTGTTCTATGTTTCATCCAGTAATCATTGTTGATGCGTGTTGCGGCGACAGCTTCGTCATATGTACTAATGCCTGTTGCCTTTGCTCCTTCAGGCGAACGTGCCACCCAAGCCGGAATATCAAGCACCATGCCATAGTCCATATAAGCATCCATCCAACGGAGAACGCCATCACGTTTCTTTTGTGCCTTTGGACAGTTAGGATCTTTCCAGTCGCCTTCCCAAACACCCTTACCGATTTGGAAGCCACCTGAGTCGC